TTCTGCTCTTGCATTGGCAAACCGAGAAGGTGCTGCTCCTGACTTGATCATCATTGACTTTGTTAGCTACGCTACGCTGATCAATGAATTGGGCGCTAAAGTCCAATACGTTCAACTTGAGCATGACGAAGTGCCGGTGGCATTTGAAGCAATTCATTTCCACAGCGCTTATGGCAAGATTCCGGTGCTGGCTGATCGCTCGCAACCGGCTCAATCTGCAAACGTATTGACTGTTGATACGTTCAAGCTTCGCACGCTTGGCAAGGCTCCCCATATCCTTACTTACGGTATGGAAGGCCTTGAAGGTCTGCGTGTTGGTAACGCTGACGCCCTGGAAATCCGCATTGCTTATTACGGCAATGTGATTTGCTCGGCTCCTGGTTACAACATGAATGTTCAGCTCAGTGCTTAAAACGTACTGAATTGTTGGGGGTGGGGCTCCTGATCGGCCCCACCCCTTTTTATTAGCACCAAAACAGACACATACGAGGCAAGCCCAAGCTTGCGTACTAGCGGTCCAGGTGCCCGGTGCCGGATCGAGAGCAATTACCGGGCCTAAAGGAATAACTCATGTCTGTTTTTCGCGGTGGTAAGAACAAAGGTCTTCACTATTCTAACCTTACTCAGCCAATCCTCATTAACTGCAACTTTGTTGTCGATAGTTCTAATGGCAATGGTCTTGGCATTCGATCTTTGAAGTCCAATGGTTGGATTCGCAACGTATTCATGCACACTTCTGCAACACCCGGAAGCAATAACGGCGCATTGAATCCTAATCCTGCTGCTGGCTATGCCCTGATTCAATTCAAGCAAAATTTTAATATCTATCTTGGTGGTTTCTCTGGTTTTGTTAGCCAACTCTCTGGAAGTAACATCAACATCAGCTCTGGTCTTACTGTAGGCAATCCTTATGTGATTACTTCGGTTGGAACCTCGAGCGCTGCTAACTGGCAAGCCGTTGGCCTTCCGATGGGTCTAGTCCCGACTGTAGGACAAAGTTTTATCGCTACTAGTTCCGCTGCGGGGGTTGGCACTGGCGTTGTTCAGGCTCCTGCTGCTGCAGGATCTGGAATTCAAGTTGTTGACGTGATCGGCGATCCGAACCAAGAAATCAATAACGCCAGTATTGCTGCTAATGGTGGCGCTTATGTTCTGGTTCGATTCCTTGCTGCTACCAGCTCGAGCGTTACTACTCTTGTTGCAACGGCTCCTGCTAACAACTCGGTAGTCGGAATGACCTTCTACTTTGATCAAAGCTCTGCTGATCCGATCATGGTTGCTGGAGACCCTAGCAGCGTTAACTGATCTTAAATAAGGGGTTGGTTTTATGCCTACCGTACTTCCTTATCAGCCTCAGAATTTAGTTGCTGAGCAAGCTGATGGAAACATCTTGCTTACCTGGCAAGGAAGCCTGGGCGCTACGTCTTATCAGATTCAGCGATCCACGGATGGAGTTAATTTCGTTGACTACGCAACCACTGGAGTTACTACACAGTTTGTCGACTCGCTGCCTGGAGTAGGTATTATGTACTACTACCAGGTGGCGGGCGTTAATCTGTCTGGAACTGGGCCTTACAGCTCAGTCACACAGATGGTCGCTGCTCCCCCCAGTGAAATGAGTCTTTTTGAATTAAGGCTTCGTTCACAACAAACTGCAGACCGTGTGAATTCCGGTTTCGTTACAAACAGTGAGTGGAATGCGTTCATTCGTTTGGCAATGTATGAGCTTTATGATTTGCTCATGACCACGTATGAAGATTACTTTGCTCAGAATTATGTCGCAATTCAAACCAATGGAACCACGGCAAATTATCCTTTGCCTGATGGGGTTACAAATTATTTGGGCGGCAACTATAGTGGTATTTCTGGCGTTCCTGCACAAGCATTTTACAAGTTAGCTGGTGTCGATCTTAACGTAAATACAAGTACAGTTACTCCATCTCGGGTAAGTCTTCTTAGATTTGATTTCATTAAAAGGAATCAATATGTTTATCCCAACAGCACCAGCACAATTTATGGTGTGTACAACATGCGTTATCGTCTTATGGGGAATAATATCAATATCATTCCCACTCCTGCCGGATCACAGACACTCATTCTCTGGTACTCTCCTAAGCTTCCAGGCTTGTTGAAAGACACGGATTTAACCACGCTCGGTACTTCTGGATGGTTACGCTATCCAATAGTTAGAGCCGCCAAATACGCGATCGACAAAGAGCAAGAGGGCGCAAACACGGACAAGCTGGATCAAGAGCTTTTGTTTCTTAAAACAAGGATTGAACAAGCCGCAAGCAATCGTGATGCTGGTATCCCAGATACTATTTCTGAGACACGCCAAGATCCTGTTTATGGGGGCACTGGGTTTGCTGGTGGCTCGGCGAACGGTGGTTGGTGATGCAGCTTCCTTGGGGCTTGAGCCTATCTCAGATGCAGACGAAATGGGCTTCTATCATCAATCCGTTTCTTGCAAACAAGTCACTTCAATCCAACATTCTACCGGGCGTAAAGTTGGTTGCTGGACTCAATGTAGTCAATACTGGATTGGGACGCGCTCTGATCGGTTGGCGGACTATTAGAATCGATGCTGCTTCCACAATTTACGATGAGCAGAGCCAAAATACGACTCCTTCACTTACTCTTTTGTTGAACAGTTCTGCGCCCTGCATGGTGTCGCTGGAGGTCTTCTAATGGCTGATTACACGACTAGCCCAAATATGGGTCTGTCTATCCCTTCAGTGGGCACAGATCCAAGTCCGGATTGGGCCAACAATATCAATGCGAGTCTGACTGTAATCGATCAACACAATCACTCATCTGGTGAGGGTGTCCAAATTACTCCAGATGGGATGAATATCAATGTTGATCTTGCATTCAATGACAACAATGCAACCGAACTCAGAAGTGTAAGATTTCAATCTCAATCGCTGAATCTATCTGGCGCTCAAGATCTTGATTGTCTTTATGTTGTCGGTGTTGATCTTTGGTATAACGACGGAAACGGTAACCAAGTTCAGATTTCCAAAAATGGTGGAATCAACGCCACAAGCTCAAGCATTTCAAGCGGGACGGCAACCGCAGGATTCGTTGCCGGTACTCTTGTTGTAGATCAAGCTGCGAACACCCCCGGAAATATTGAAGGCGGATCAATTCTAATCGGGAATAATGTTGCCAACAGTAAATTTGTTACGCTGGCCCCGACCGGCATCCTTTCGTTAAACTATCAACTGAGCCTGCCTTTGCTTCCTGCGCAGCAGTCATTCATGACTCTGGATCAGTTTGGAAATATGGCCGCGCCATGGACTGTTGATGGAACCTCTATCATCATTTCAAGCAATCAATTGTCCGTGAATCCTGCCGGGATTGTTCAGATTAATAATAATTATCAAGTATATGAATTCAAATTGAATGGTCCTTACTCCGTAACTGTCCCCAGTTTTCCTCTTACCGAAATTGATGGCTATGGTATGTTTGATTTCAATGCAACTATCATTGCGGTTTGGATTTATAACGATGTGGCTGGATCGGCTGGTACAACCCAGTTTGATATCAAGGTTGGTGGTTCCGGCGGATCGTTTACGTCGATTCTAAGCACAGTTGGTAGCATTGATTCAACCGCCGCCGCTGGCGTTTGGACCGATTCGAATTCGGCGGTAGGGGCACAGACTGGTGTTGTAAAGCCAGTTGTAGCCACGACTAATATTAACGCAGGTCAAGCCATCAGGTTTGACGTATTAAGCGCAATGACCGGAGCAAATGACTGCGGAGCCATTGTGCACTTTATACCGAGGTAATCATGTCAACTCCAGTAAATACTAAATCAAGCACTAATGTGGTGGGCGGCTTTGCAGGAACAACATCTGCTGGCGTTAGCGCCGCCATTTTCACTACCGCCTCCAATCAATTTGCAGTCATTAGCTACGTGAGCGGAAACATCAATATTGGCGGTGGTGGTGGCGCTGGCATTACCAGTTTAACTGGCGGAACCGTCTATGTGCCACCAAACACTCCTGTGAGCAACAATCAACCTAGCACTAGCGTAATTGTTTACGCTCTGTTTCAGAATACCTAAGAATACAAGTAATGCTGCAGAAGCAGGCCGTTCCGATTAATTTCGCTCAGGGTCTCGATACCAAGACCGATCCAAAGCAAGTCACTTTGGGTAAGTTTTTGGTACTTGAAAACTCGATTTTTACTAAGGGCGGCCTGCTTCAAAAAAGAAATGGCTATCAAGAGCTTGCATCTCTTCCTAATGCGTCCTCAACTTATCTAACCACTTTCAATGGCAATCTGACTGCGGTTGGCCAGTCTATTTATGCATACAACGAGGGTAATGAGACGTGGGTTTCTCGCGGAAATGTTTCGCCCATTCAGCTATCGACTCTTCCTCTAATTAGAAACAGCATCAATCAAATCCAGGCCGATGCGGCAATTGCTAGCAACGGTCTTGTCTGTACTGCATATTCTGAAATCAACAACGGCATTACCGAATATAAGTATGCAGTTGCAGACTCCGTTACTGGCCAAAATATTATTGCTCCGACTTTGCTGCCTGCTAATGGCGGCGTTGTATCGGGAAGCCCAAGAGTGTTTGTGCTTGGGGTTTATTTCATTGTAGTTTTCACCAATGACTTTGGTGGCTCTTATCATCTTCAGTTCATCGCAATTTCCATAAACAACCCCACCCTTGTAACCCCTGCAAATGATGTTGCTGTGAACTACGATCCAACAAATGCCCTTTCCTGGGATGGCGCTGTAGCAAATAAAAATCTGTACATCGCATATGGAACAACAAGCGGAGGAACATCGGTTCAAGTAAAGTTCATTACGAACTTTCTGGCTGTTTCAAGCGCCGCTACATTTACTGGCCATCAAGCAAGCATTCTGTCGATGACTATAGATTATGCGAATACCACGATTTACGTGAGCTTTTACGGCTCTGGATCTTCAGCTGGATACACGTTTGCAATTACCTACATGATGGCGCAGATCTTCGCGCCTGTAGAAATGATTACATCAGGAACCGTGGTTAACATCGCCTCAGCCGCTCAAAATGGGGTGTGTACGGTTTATTATGAAGTAGCCAATGGGTATGGATATGATCCATCTATTCCAACGCATTATGTGAATTCCGTCACTGTCAGTGATGTCGGTGTAGTTGGCCCAACCGTTACGGCCGTTCGAAGCGTAGGTCTTGCGTCGAAGGCTTTCATTGTTAATGGGATTGAATATTTCTTAGCCGCCTATCAAAGTCCTTATCAAAACACATATTTTCTGATGAATGGAGCGAGTACTGAAGCGATGCCCATTGTTGTGGCTAAGCTTGCATATGAAAACGGTGGGGGATATCTCACGCTAGGACTTCCGTCGGTTAACGTGGATGGAGATGAAGCACAGATTGCTTATCTGTATAAGGACTTGGTTGAGGCTTTATCGACCAACAGTAATACTCAACAGACCACGACGGGCGGAATTTATAGTCAGACAGGTATCAATCTTGTTTCGCTCATTTTTAGCTCTCAAAAAGTGGATACGGCAGAAATTGGATCTAATCTTCAAATGGCGGGCGGGTTCTTATGGAATTACGATGGGTATTTGCCCGTTGAAAACGACTTTTTTCTTTGGCCCGATAGTGTTGAGGCGACGTGGAGCGCTACTGGCGGAAGCATGGCGGCTCAGCCCGATGGTGCAACCAACACTGATGCTTACTATTATCAAGTCACCTATGAGTGGGCTGATAATCAGGGAAACATTTACCGCTCAGCTCCATCTATACCCGTCGCAGTCACGACAACTGGGACAGGAACAGCCGGAAGCGTAACCCTTTATATTCCATATCTTAGATTAACTTATAAAATCGCTAATCCCTTAAAGATCGTGATTTACCGATGGAGTGTTGAGCATCAGACGTATTATCAGGTGACTTCCATTACACATGCGCAGCTTAATTCCACGACAACTGATTATTTAACTTATGTGGATACGCTCGCAGACGCCTCAATCGTTGGAAACAACATTATTTATACGACTGGTGGCGTGATCGAAAACGTGAATGGTCCGGCTAGCAACATCTTAGCCCTTTTTGACGATAGGCTCTGGATGGTGGATGCCGAAGATCAAAACCTTCTCTGGTATTCCAAGCAAGTCATTGAAGCAACGCCTGTTGAGATGAGCGATCTTTTGACGTTTTACATCGCTCCTTCTACTGGATCGCAGGGCAACACCGGACCAGTTACCGCGCTTGCTCCAATGGACGACAAGCTTCTCATTTGGAAAGCGTCTGGAGCCATCTATTACATCAATGGCACCGGGCCAGACAACACGGGCGCAAACAGTCAGTACAGTCAGCCCATTTTCATTACGTCCGCTGTTGGGTGTACAAATCAAAACAGCATCGTTATTACGCCTCAAGGTGTCATGTTTCAAAGTGATAAAGGTATCTGGATCATTGGGCGTGATTTATCCACGAATTACATCGGCGCACCCGTCGAACAATTTAACTCAAGTCTCGTTAATAGCGCGGTTCTTGTGCCGGCAACCAACCAGGTAAGATTCACTCTGAGCACGGGCCAAACCCTGATGTACGATTACTATTATGGTCAATGGGGCACATTTGTTAATGTCCCGGCTGTCTCTAGCTGTATTTATCAAGATCTTCACACATTTTTGAACGCTGAGGGCTCTGTTTTTCAGGAAACACCAGGCGTTTATCTAGACGGTTCGAGCCCAGTTCTTATGAACTTCACTACGTCCTGGATTCAGCTGGGCGGCCTGCAAGGTTACCAGCGTGCTTACTGGGTTTATCTCTTGGGTCAATACTATAGTCCGCATAAGCTCAACATGCAGATTGCCTATGACTACAATCCGAGCCCAGTTCAGGCCACATTAGTGAGCCCCACTAATTACGGACCTCTTTATGGTTCGCCTGAGATGCCGGTTTATGGTCAGTTAAGTCCCTATGGCGGCGGATCCAGTGATACTGGCGCCCCTGCTGCTGTTGAGCAAGGCCGGGTGTTCTTAAATAAGATGCGCTGCACTTCTTTTCAGGTCAGCGTGAGCGAACTCTATGATCCATCATTTGGGATTGGGGCTGGCGCTGGACTTACGCTGTCTGGTCTAAATCTTGTGGTCGCGGTGAAGAAAGGCTGGCGTCCTCAGCCTGCCGCAACGTCTTACGGCTCACCTTCTTAGCCCCATTTCCGACATATGCGAGCGTCTGCTGATACCGGCTCAAAACTTGGGGCACACCTATGTCTCTTTATGCTAAATATTTGACCGAACGCACTAACGACCGGATCTTAGAGACCGGGCATGGGTTTGCGACTTATCGGATTATCCCGGAGCAGAAGGCAGTCTACATTATCGACATTTTTGTTGAGTCTGACTTTAGAAAAGCTGGAACAGCGACACAGATGCTCGATGAGATCTCAAAAATAGCCAAAAAAGAGGGCTGTGCCAAGTTGATGGGCTGTGTTGTCCCGAGTGCTAAAAACAGTACCGAAAGTTTAAGACTTCCTCTCTCTTACGGGATGAAGCTTGCGTCCGCTGGTGTTGATTTCGTATTATTTGAAAGGGAAATCTGATGGGTTCGTTACCTGGACTTGCAGGATTGGGCGGTGGAGCCGGCGGGACTGGCTTTGCAGGCCCCCAATCCGCTAATATTATAGCTCCTACAAACTCACAGCAAGTTCAACAAGCCTACACCGGGGTTCAGGGCGGTCTAACCTCTCAGCAACAGCTTTTACAGGCCCTGCAGGCTCAACAGGGCGTTCAGAATCAATCTCAGGTTTATGGTCAACTTCAGGGCATCGCAAGCGGTGCTGTAAATCCTGCTCAAGCTCAATTTAATCAAAACACTGCCGCAAACGTAGCTAACCAAGCTGCGCTTATGGCCGGTCAACGCGGTGCTGGTTCCAATGTGGGATTAATCGCCCGTCAAGCCGCGCAACAAGGCGCTGCGACTCAGCAACAAGCCGTTGGACAAGAGGCAGCTCAACAAGCACAGAATCAAGTCGCGGCAATTCAGGGTGCAGGTCAACTTGCTACGACTCAAGCAGGTCAGCAAATTGGCCAAACCAATGCCAATGTGCAGGCTCAGCAATCGGAGCAGGGACAGCTTCTTAACGCGCTTCAGGGCTACAATACGAACCAAGTTGCGATGCAATCCAACATCAATAATGCGAACGCCGGACTTGCTGGCACAATGTTACAGGGTCAACAGGGTCTTATCGGTGGAGCTCTTGGATCGGCTGGACTTGCTGGATTTAGCATGGCCGCCGGCGGTGAGGTTCCACAAAAGATGGCTGATGGCGGATATTCCGGTGGCCAACCCTTCGGTGGTAGCGGTGGTTCCCCCTCATTTGGTCAATTCTTGGTTCAAAATACTTCCATGCCGCCCTCTCAGGCCGAAAATGTTCCGTATCCGGCTACATCGAGTGGCTTCGGTGCGGGAACTCCTCAAAAGCCTGCTCAAAAACCAGTTGGACAAGATCAAGGCACCAATGCAATGGACGTTCAATCCAGCGCTCCTGTAACCAATCCTGTTGGTGGACAAGCCACATCGGCTCAAAACATGGGAGTTACCTCTACCTTTGCTAAAGGCGGAAAGGTTCCAGCTCTTTTGTCGCCCGGAGAAGTTTATTTATCTCCCAGGGCTGTCGAGGCCGTTAGAAATGGCGCCGATCCAATGAAAGTTGGTGAGAAAATTGGTGGTAAGCCAAAAGTAGGTGGTGCTAAAAATTCCTATGCCAATGATACCGTTAAAAAGAATCTACAAGAAGGTGGCATAGTTGTGCCCCGCAGCGAGACTAAGAGTAAAAATCCAGAGAAGAATAGTGCCGATTTTGTAGATAATATTCTGGCCAAAAGAAGGGCTCGAAAATGAAAGGCCTAGATCTTAGAAAACTTAAAAAAGTTTCTTCAGACAATAATATGACGGTCTTTAAGCATGACATGGGTCATGAGATTAAGATTGCTCACAGTAAGTTATCCCCCAAAATGCGTGCAGAGCTTGATAAAATCCCATTGCATGGCCAAAAAGCTCAAAAGATGGCTAATGGCGGGGGGCCCAATCCTGAGCCGAATCCATCTCCCGAGCCGAATCCATCTCCCGATGGGGCTACAGATCAACCACAGACTCCTGCGGTTCCAGCAGAATATACTCCGGGCGTGTCTGATCCAGGCCCCGAGGCGACAACTGGCGTAAATCCAAACGCTGGACAACAGCCACAACCCCAACCTGAAACTGATGAAGATAAAACTTCATTTAGTGATAAGGATGATGAAGAACAACAACCGCCTGTTGCTCAAAAACAGGCCAAAGCCCAAGCGCCAAGCCCAACAAACATCGTTTCTAGTCCTCTAGACGCTAATACGATCGCAAATCAACTAAATGATCATTACAACGAGCTCAAGACTCTTGTTGGAAATGGAACCATAACGCCAAAGACCATGCATGATTTCTGGGCTAAAAATCCAGACGGATCGGATCGCGGAGTTCCAAGTAAGATTGGGATGTTTTTCAGCATGCTTGCCGCTGGCATGGGTTCAGGCCTTACTCATCAGCCGAACGTCATTATGCAAGCCATGCAAAAACAGATTGATAATGACATTGAAGCTCAAAAGGCAACCAAAGCAAATCAATTCAGTGCCTGGAATATGGCAAATCAGCATGTAACTGCTTTGTCTGAATTAAAACTGAGAGACCTTCAAGGTAAATATCAAGAGGCATTAACTAAAAATCAGCCAGTTGAAGCGCAAAAGATATTGTCTGAAATTGGCATAAATAACGCCAATGCCGATCTAGCCAAAATGAACTATGCAAAACAGGCCATGTTCATGAGCGTGCTCCAACAGGCCGGCGATCAAGTCAATAAACAGCCTCCGGGTCCAATGAAACAAAATATGGCGGCCGCTCATCAAATGCTTCAATCGGCGGCTGATTCTCATGCTGCAAATCAAAATGCATTAACTGGTCAGCAAATTGAGAACAATTGGAAAAATCAGAACATGGCTTTGGCTGGACTCGGAGCCGAAGGAAAAACATTAAGCGATTATCAATCGGAAAGACACCTTCCCGGAATTGGGGATGCGTCTGTGGCAATTCCTCAAAGTGTTCGCGATCAGGTTAATGCTCAAAATATTTTGGACGCTAAAGGAAAAGATCTTATGTCATTTATTCAAGGACATAAGGGACTTGATTTTAATCGATGGGATCCAAGCGACAGGGCCGTTGCTCAACAAAAAGTAGAAGAAATGAAGAACTTCTATAATGATTCAATCCACGGAGGAGCGCTTACACAGGGACGGCTTGGCTGGTATGACGAGCAATTTGCTAAAAATCCCCTTGATATTATTCCCCAAGTCATGGGCAGTACTGCCAAATTCCAAGAGATGATTAGAAGTAATGAGTCTAGACTTAATACAACCCTTGATGCTTATGGCGTTAAGCGTGGCGGCGGAAAAGCTCCTTCTCAGGCCGCACCACAGGGTGATGTATCAAAAAGTGGCAAGAAAATGGTTCAAAAGGACGGCAAGTGGTATTACCAGTAAGCGGTCAGGAGGTTCCTCCCGAGGATCTTCCAGAGTCCGCCAGTCAACCCGCTCAGCCTAATCTTTCAGGGCAAGAGGTTCCGCCTGAAGATCTACCTTCGGCTCCAGACCAGGGTTCTGGTTTACTTGATACCTGGAAAACTGGCGTTGAGGCCGTGAGGCGTGGTGTTTTGGGGCCACTCGCTGGCCTTGAGGAAAAATATTTACCAGATACAGCTGCGGCTGAGGAACAAAAGGCCGAAGCTCAAAGAGCGGAAGCGCACCCTTTCGTCGCTGGAGCCGGAGAACTTGCTGGATTAGTCGCAGGTCCAATTGGTGCTGGAATTTCAGCTGCTGGAACCGCAGCGGGAGCGGCGGCAAAGGCCGCAGAAGTAGGCAATTTCGCATCCTCTGTAATTAAGAACACTCTTGAAACAAGTCTTTTTCTTGGCGTAGACAAGGCGTCTCGAGCAATGCAAGAGGGGCTAGATCCACATGAGGCTGCTCCGTCTTCTTTGATGGCTGATGGGGCTGTTTCTCTGTTGGGGGGCGTTGGCGGTGCCGCAATGGAGCGGGTTGCTACTCCGGCTCTAAGGGCAATTGGTGAATCAAATATTGGCACTAAGCTGTCACAGTTTTTGAGTGACGCCGGAAGTCGCCTTAAATTTTGGAATGAAAACCCTAATGTAACTGAGTCTACCGCCGAGCAAATGGGCAATCTTTTGGCATCAAACGATGCGGCAAGAGATTACATGTATGGCTCTGGCCAAGGTAAGGCCTCAAACATTGCAAGACTTACTCAAGATGTAACTCAAGACCAGGTAGATCAGCACGTCAATGATGTGGCTAAAAAACTTTCATCATTATCCGGTGACTTGCAAAACAACTCAGGACTTCAGGACATTGTAAGAGAGTGGAAAGATTCAGTAACTCCAAAAATCGATCCAATTACTCTGCAACCGATTGGAAGGCCGCCGACTCCGGCTGATGTGTTTCAAGCTACGGATTCGATGAAAAGGCGCGTTGGAGATGAGTTAGCTGAGTTTCAAAAACGAGAAAGAGACTTAACTAATAAGAGGGCCGGCGCTCTTTATCATGATCTTGGCACTACTCTAGAAGATTCAGACGTATGGAATGACGCCGGAGACTTTCAAAAGAGGCTGAATGCATCTGTCTCTAATTTCATGCCAGCTAATAAGGACTTTTTAAGAAAGTTTTCTGAAAGCTTTTCTCCAACTCCTCTTGAGGATGAGGGAAATAAGGTTATCAAATCCGGTACTGTTGAGACTTATCTGAACCAGCAACAAAAGGGGAAGCTTGCCGGATCCGACAAGGCTCGCTTTGTTCAGCGCTGGGTGAACGGTTCAGAAAACATGCAGCAAGAAATCAATGCGCTTCACTCTGAATATGGACTTGAATCGCCCCTTTTCACGCCGCCAACCGAACTCATCAAAGACTCTTATGGTGAAAAGAGTGCTGGCGCTAAATTTGCGGATTCTCTTTACCAATTTGGTGTTCCTGGATTTGCTAACCGCGCGGCACATGGAGTTGCTGGAGCCGCTATTGGTGAGCAAGAGGGGTATAAGCAATATGGGATTCCTGGCGCAATTGGTGGCGGCGTTGCGGGTGCTTTAACTGGCGCTATTGTTCCTCACTTTGAGGAAGCCATTGGAAGAAAAGTTAAGCAATCAGTTCTGCCGTTTGTAGTCAAAGCGCTGAGTGGTAATGCACCCCATTCGGCTGGAAAAGTCCTGGGTTATGCAGAATCTGCTGCGAAGGGTGCTGGAAAGCTTTCTGATGGGATTAATTCTTTATTTAAGGCCGGCGGAGCGCGGGCCGTTGATGCAATCACATCCGATAAAGATAAAGAAAAAATTGATAAGTATTTAGAGAATGGGGAGTTGGACCGGCAATTTCAGTCTCAGATTCAACAACCTGCTCCGTCGCCCACTCCATCTCAAAAGTTCGCGCACGGCGGTGAAGTCATAAAGCCAGAGCCTGTTGCTATGCCCGATGAGCCTGTCCAGCCCGCTTTAAGGGGCTTTGAAAAGCTGGGGAAGGCTCTACCAGATCATGCGGCAATGCTTGCTGGTGCCAAGGTCAGGGTGGCTAATTATTTGAACTCCGTCCGGCCTCAAAAACCATTACCCAAGCTTGCATTTGACACTTCTCGAGAAAACACGGATCAACATCGCTCTTATCAAAAAGCTCTTGATCTTGCGATTCAGCCCCTTGGCATTCTCAATCACATTAAAGCAGGAACCCTTACGCCAGAAACTCTGAATCATTTCAAATCTCTTTGGCCCGAGATTCATGATCACATGTCTAAGAAACTTACTCAAAAAATCATGCAAGCCGGGGTGGATGAGGAAAAACCGAGTTATCGAGTGAGACAAGGATTGAGTATGTTCTTGGGTCAACCTCTTGATTCGACGATGACGCCACAGGCAATTCAATCCATTCAGGCGATCTATGCACCCAAGCCCGCGATGCCTCCGACTGGGGCTCCAAAAAGGCAAGCAAAAAATACTAGCAAAATGGGTAAGATTGCAGAGAATCATTACACACAAGATCAGGCGGCGGCCCAGAGGCAGGCCGCATGGGATTAGCACCGAACTAGACAGTATTGAACACTAGGGCCATGAGCCTGAACCGATAAGGGGTTAAAATGAGTGAAAGGCCTTTAATCAAACAGTACGGCTCGATTGTGAACGGAAATATGTCCGGAAACATCGTGGGCCTTCCAAGTATTATCTTAAGAATTCCAATGTTTAGTTATGCCTTCACTTGGTCCGGCACATCTCCTGTTGGCACAGTTTCCATTCAAGTTTCAAATGATTACGCGGAAAACGCGGTAGGCGGCGTTTTGAATGCTGGAATATGGAACACTATCCCAGTAGTCTATAACGGGAGCTCGGTGACGGCTGTTCCATTATCTGGAAACACGGGGAACGGATTTATTGATGTGGATTCTCTTGGTGGCTATGCGGTCCGACCGATCTACACTTTCACATCTGGAACCGGGACTTTGCAGGCGCTTCTAGAGGCGAAGGTAACCTAAATGCCAAACTTTTTTGCATCATATCCGGGCGTAATTGGCGGTTCAAATGCGAGCGTTGGCCCTAATGGGAGTCCAATTCCAGCGGATGCCACACTCGTTGCGGGTGAAAATCCAAGCGGAAATCTTCAGCCTCTGCAGACGGATGCCTCTGGTGCCCTACTGGTTGATACGTCGGGCGGTAGTGCGCCGGTCAATCTCAATGGCAGCTTTTCTCAGGGCTCAATTTCTTCTGCCACCACCATCACTAAGCCCGCCAATGCGGTTGGCTTCTTGCTTGAGGCCGATTCTTCAAATACTGATTTCATGCGCTGGTGTGATTCGAATTCTACGGCTAGCGCGACAAACGGGATGAAGATGGAACCAGGTAGAGACACCGGATTCATGCCGATGAGCCATAATCTTTCGATTTGTCCAAATAGTGGGACTCAAATGTATACGATTCAATGGGTGCTTAGCTCATGAAGAAATGGCTTGGTTTACTTCTTCTTTTGACTGCGATAGCGCAGGCGGGGCTTCCCCCGACTACGTCTAAGCTGTCTACTGACACCAATAATGTCACGACCTTTTTCTACGACTTCCCGAACTTCACCGGAACGCATAGCGGAGTCACTGTCTCCCTGGGTGTTGACTCTGTTGCTGGTGGTGGCACTGGGCTTGCGAATCTTGGTTCAAACTGCGTAGTAGTTGGCGAATCTACTGCCAATGTGCACTTGGTCTGTCCGGTCGCATCTGGCGATGTGCTCACAGATAATGGCCCTGGCGTTGATCCGAGCTTCAAAGCAAATCCAGGAACCGGAGCGATTACTCAGCTAACTGGCGCGGTAATGGCAATTGGGCCCGGCTCAACTACTGCGACTCTTTCCAACACTGGCGTAACGGCTGGCACATATCTTTCCCCTCTTCTGACGGTCGGTGCTGATGGCCGGATTACTTCGATTTCGAGTAACGGCATTACTTGGTATGCAGAAAGCCCTGTAACGGGCGTTTCTAATGGTTCGAATGTTACGTTTACCACAAGCCATACTCCAGTTTCTCAAAGCGCTTTGATTGTTTCTATCGATGGGCTTCAGGTCGCTTCTAATAATGCTGTTTATGGCTGGAGCTTGTCGGGAACAACTGTAACTTTCAATACGGCCCCGGCTGAGGGTCAGCTTGTCTATTTCGTTTATCCTGTTGGAACCACCGCTGCATCCATTGTTAGCTCCGTGACTGCAACCACTCCGATTTTAAGCTCAGGTGGCTCAACTCCAAACATCAGCATTATCCAAGCTGGAGCGACCACCAGTGGTTATCTATCTTCTACCGATTGGAACACATTCAACAGTAAAGCAGCATCAGGTAATTACATTACTCAGCTGACCGGAGATGGATCGGCGATCGGACCTGGAAATACGACCTTAACTCTGTCTACCGTGAATTCAAATGTGGGTTCATTTGGATCTGCGAGTATGAGCCCTACGTTCACTGTGAATGGCAAGGGGTTGATTACAGCTGCATCACAATCGAGCATCGCGGCTCCGGCAAGTGGAATAACCGGCGTCGTGAATGTGATTAACGGAGGCACAGGAGCTACCACATCGACGGGATCGGGTTCCGTTGTCTTGTCCAATAGTCCTTCTCTCATTAGTCCAAGTCTTGATACTCCGACTTCATTAACTCTGACCAATGCAACGGGCCTTGGTCTCACCACGGGCGTTACTGGCATTCTTCCGGTTGCCAACGGCGGAACGAATGGTTCTACTGTTTCTGGTGCGAGGACTAATTTAGGTATTGAGGTTGGCGCCACAACTTTGACCAGTGGAACTACCTATACGACTCCTTCGACAATTACTACGAGTACTACATTTAAGTTTACTCTTATTGGTGGCGGTGGTGGTGGCGGTGGATGTACTGCTGCGCGCGGAAGCTCTGCAGGTGGTGGTGCCGGCGGTTTTGGTAGCGTCTGGTTAACGGGGCTCTCTCCTTCTACTGGATATACGATCGCGATAGGCGCCGGTGGCTCTACTGCGTCTGGAGCGGCGGGCGGAAATGGCGGGAATACCACACTCACTGTTGGCGCAACTACATACACAGCATTTGGTGGAACAGGTGGGACAATTGGTCCTTTCGCAAACGGCGCGGCCGGTGTTTCGGGCGGTGGTACTTCTAATCTAACTTTCGCCGTTACGGGGCAATCGTCAAATTCAGTTCCGTCGAGTACTGCCGGTTTTCCGGCCAACTCCGGGGGTAGCTCTCCCATGGGTCCTGGCGGTCAAGCGGCTTGGTTTCCTGCTACTGGTGGAACATCCGGCGCTGCTGCAACTGGTTATGGTGGCGGAGGCGGTGGCGCAGGAAACTCCGGTACATCGCCTGTGGCATTGACTGGTGGTGCGGCAACCCAAGGCGCAATCATTGTGGAGTATTGGAACTAATGGACACATACGCAAAGATTCAATCGGGCGTGGTTGTGAATACCCAAGTTATCAATCCAGCGGTTGATTATATGGACCCGGCTTTTACGTGGGTTGATATTGCCGGTCTTTTATGTGCGGATGGAAGCGTGATTCAAATTGGATGTACCTATGATGGGACGAACTTTTATGCGGCGTCTTAGCCTCTTTGCACTTTTACTTCTGACTTATCTGACCGCCTATGCAGGCTGGATTCAGAATGAAGACGTTAAGTCCTCGGATGAAGTGATTTCAGATGGGGGCACCACAAGCCAAATTCTGAATACGTCCAAGATGTGGGACAACATCAATGGCGTCCTTCTCAACACTGATATCACCAATTTCTGGCCATCTCAGACTGGCAATTCGGGTAAGTTTCTCACGACGAATGGGACCACCGCATCTTGGGCGACGACTGGCTCTGGCAACGCAATTACGCAATTGACCGGGGACGTGACAGCTATTGGGCCTGGTTCGACAACGGCCACGCTTGCCACAGTAAATAGCAACGTAGGTTCGTTTGGATCACAAAGTCAGATTTCTACTTTTACTGTAAACGGCAAGGGCTTAGTGACTGCGGCTGGTAATACGACTATCACCGCACCGGCTGGATCTTTGACTGGAACGACGCTTGCTTCCAATGTGGTGAGTTCTTCACTTACATCGATCGGAACCATTTCGAGCGGCACATGGAACGGTTCTGTAATTGGGCCTGTATATGGTGGAAGCGGGCTTAACTCTAACGTTGCCTATGAGTTATTTGCGGGTGGAACCGTTGCTAACGGTAACTTTCAACAAATTTCAGGCGTTGGAACATCAGGACAAGTTCTTACCTCGAATGGAGCGGGTGCGCTTCCTACTTGGCAAGCATCGGGTAGCGGTAGTGCTATTACACAACTTACTGGTGACGTAACCGCAATTGGACCGGGTTCAACCACAGCCACGCTCGCAACAGTGAACTCGAACACTGGCTCTTGGGGCTCTCAAAGCATGATTCCGACCTTTACCGTGAATGGTAAGGGCTTGGTGACTGCGGCTGGTAATACGACGATTACTGCACCGGCTGGCTCTTTGACTGGTTCTACTCTCGCTTCAAACGTGACTGGTTCATCTTTAACTTCCGTAGGAACAATCTCAAGCGGGACATGGAATGGCTCTGACATTACGGTTCCGTATGGTGGAACGGGACTGCTTGCTTTAACGGCAAATTCCTTGTTGGCCGGCGGAACTACTAGCACATCGAGTGTTCAGCAAATCGCGGCGGGCACAACCGTTGGACAAGTGCTCACCTATCAGGGATCAAGCGCACTCCCAACGTGGCAATCAATCTCTGCAATTGGGATTTCAACGGATTGGGCACAGTGTACGCCAGGCTTTACCGCACTCACCACCTCTAGCACGAACTTTTGGTCGCGCAGGGTTGGTGACTCTCTCGAAATGATGGGAACATTTACGCCATCAGCATCAACTTCTTCCACCGCACAGATGCAGACTTGTTTTGGCGGCGTGAGCGGCACGCTCACGATTGACTCAACTAAACTTTCATCGTCGTCTTATATTCTTGTCGGACACGCAGTTCAGGGCACGTCTTCAAGCACTTATTTCAGCACCGAGATAATTGCAGAGGGCGGAAATAATTATCTTAATTTCAGCACGCAGACTTCGTCGGCTAACGGACTAACCGCAAGCACTGGTAACGTGGTCAATAACGGTGTGGCGATTTCTTTCTTCGCTCGTGTCCCAATCGTCGGCTGGTCATCGAACACAATCGGAGGAAGTCAGGGCGCGGTTTATGCGCATTACTACATGTCAAGCAGCGGATCGCCTGGCGCGAACACGCAAATCAATTTTGACACAAAAATTGATGACTCTGGCTGTTTGGGCGGGACTTGTATCGTCACCACAGGTGCAGGCGCATGGAAGGCAACGGCACCTGTAACTGGAGTTTATAACGGACTATTTTTAATGAACTATTCCAGCGGAACGGCTGGAAATCTTAACTTGTACAAAAACGGATCGCTTTATTCCTACGTCGGCGAGTACAATTCGGGCGTTTCTTTCGTTCCAATGCCGTTTTCGATTACACTGAACGCCGGAGATTACATTGACATTCGACCGAGCACGTCCGCGTCTTTTAACGGCGGACCGTCTCCGTATCAAGCTTACATTGCTCTGACGCTCGCAAGCGGAAACGGTGCAGCTGCACAGCCACGCTGCCAATCCACATACGATTCTGGCAATGGCTACGGATCGACAAACACTAAAGTTCGGCGCTGGACTAATTCTCGTGTTGCGTCTGGCAGTTGTTACACCTACGCGGACTCAGCAACTCTTGGAGGATCGTGGACAATTAATACGCAGGGTATTTATTCCATTACCTATAGCGACACTGACTCTGGCGCTGGCGGATCTCAGATCGCGATTGTAGTGAACGGAACCGTTCCAACCACTGCTGTCCCAATTACATACGCACAAGGTCAACGTCAAGTAACTACAACGGGGTCAGCCTCTGGCGGATATACCGGCTCTGTTACTTGGACAGGACTACTGAACGTTAGTGATGTTGTCTGGGCTCAAACAGATGGTGGCGCAAATTCCACGTCATCGACGTCAATGATTACGATCACACAGGTGAGCAATTAAAATGAATAATGCAATCAAAGAACAAAAAAACCAAACGGAAATACGCGGAAGAATCGTACAGCTCGAATCCGTTATGAAGGAACTTCCGGAAGACCAAAAGCTTCACATCGAGCCGAAACATTACTTCGCGCCAGGAATTTATATGCGTGAAATGACGATGCCAAAAGGATCAATTGTCGTCGGGAAAATTCACAAGACTGAACATTTGTGGATGCCGATGGAAATGGTTCCTTTTGGTGCGCAGGATATTAACGAGGCTTGATCATGGACGATCAAAAACAAATAGGCATCTTGATTGAGCAGGGCCGATGGATGGCAAAAGAAATCGGCGAGTTAAAGAGCGATGTTAAGCAGTTGCTATCTTGGCGCTGGAAAATTTACGGGGCCAACGTGGTTATTTCTGCAATTGTCGGCGGAAGCTTTGCGGTATTGATAGAGATTATTAGGCGCTAGATGTATTGGCATCTTATAATGGATCATAGGAGATAAAAATGAGTTTACCAGTTAATAGCCATCAAACGCCTGATAACTCAATCCTAGATTTGAACGGTAGACAGGCCTATCTTGGAAACTGCTTCATCTCCGGAACACAGCTTGGATCGATTGGGTCCACATCCGAGACTCCATACTTTTTAATTTCAAATCCTGCCTCGAGTGGGAAAAGCATTTTTATTTACATAAAGAAAATGTCGGTCGCGACCAATACGGCCGCGTATGCTACGTTTCGGTTTTATCAAAATCCAACCGTTACGGCCAATGGCTCAGCCCTTGGGATTAACAATTTGCGCATGAATTCAGCAGCAATCTCAAGCGTCGTAAAGGCGTATCAGGCGCCCTCTGTGTCCTCGAGCGGGACGTTCTTGGCAGACCTTGCGGCAGCAAATGCAAGCAGCACACAGGTTTCGACTGTTGTTCAGGTGATTGATCCTGGTAATGCCATGATGATCAGCGTAACTGAATCAACCGGAACAGTGCCGGTTGCGATTGAAATATGCTGGTATGAGTTGACTTACGGAAGTCAGCTTTAAGATTTGAAGCGTAAGAAGCGCAAGATTTGACACTCAGATAAATTACATAGAAACTATTAATGAGGTTACCGCCTCATTTCTCTCAACTGTCGCCTGGGGCATCGTCACGGATGATGGTGCTCCAGGATTTACGTATAATCCCGTAGCAATGGTATGGGCCGGTAATCCGTTTACCCTCTCAGACGAGCCTTTCGGCGACGCCCGGGGCACCCATGCCTTGTTTTCTTCTAGACCGGGCTCCCATCCGGCGTCTACAAAGGCCTTCGCTGTTTCCAGCCATCCTTTCGCATAACAAGCAGGTTCTCTCCTTCATGCAGTGAGCCTGCGTACCTCCCCGTGCTGCATGCACCTAGAAGAAACTTACATTTGCCTCTCACGCATCAGTATTGCGTACAAACCTTCGCGTATATTTCCATATCGGACACGTTCCGAAGCTCGTAGAAAGTCCCGATGAATTGGACATCCTTTGCTCTGATGCCACGCATCTGTTCCATGCGATTGACGAAATAGTAGGGCTGCCCATCGAGTTCCCACTCCCCGCCTTTACGAACGACCGCCTTGGCGTCCTTCGCCAGAGTCTCCATGTAGTGAATGAACTCAGTCTGCCTTCCGGCAACAATGAGGATCGGGCGATGGTCTACCCAATCACCTTGGTAAAGTCGCTTAAACTCTTTTTCTTCCATGAAACCCTTCCTATCACAGTTCGGGGACGGTTGCCCGCTGCGCATACGTCACTGAACATCACTCATTTGCGGGTGATCGTTAAAGGCACGATGAACCTCGCTGACTTGCTCCGCGTAAAGCTTCGGCATGTCCAAAGCGGCACCGACATCGAGAATGAAATAGGCATTCTCGGGTTTGTCGCCGTGAGTTTCTGCGGTGTCTAGAAGCTTCCCGCGCGTGAGATACTTCTCAAGGCACTCACGAGTCCAGCCATCGCCCTTGTAAAACCGCAGCGCCAAATTGCTTGAACTGACTCTTTTCTTCATAATTCCTTCATGCTCTCGGTGCAGTGATGACTTCCGTATCTCGTAAAACTCATCGCAGTTACCACTGTGCCGATACACAACTTGTGATGCTGCTTCTATCGCTTCGTTATGAATCTCTCTCAAGACCGTCTCCATGAAATCAATTTGAGACTCGGTCGGACATGAAGATTCGCAAATTAACGATGCAGCCCTTTTCGCTTCTTTTCTAAGGTTCATTTTTTACTCCGTTATTTAGATGGCCGAATTCGCCTTCATCACGACTGCGTTCTTGAACATCTTGTGAATTGATTCGAGCGCGTCCTTGTCTTTGTAGATGTCGAAGAAATACATTCCTTGTTCGAGCGCGAAGGAACCGTGCGCGGCAGAGTTTCCTTCCTGAACTACGTTGAACAGCTCCATTGCGATTTTCGCGCAGACCTGAACCATCCACTCATCTCCGCGATGAAGAACAGCGTTCAGGGCAATTGCGGCTTGCTGGAAGTCGTCTTTCTCGCCTTCGACGGTGAAGTATTTTTCGTTTGCGACCTGAAACACCTCCCAGAAATCCTCGGAGGCATTGTCCATGGCCTGAATCTGTTTGATGATTCTCTTCGTTTCTAAACTCGTACTCACTTAATGCCTCGAATCTGTAGTGTCTTGATCAACATTTACCTTGTTGGCAGCAGTAAATTCATAAACCGCCGGAACTGATGCCTTCCGCTTTCGTCTTTCGGTCTGTCCCCATGGATGCCTTTTTCTGCGAAGATATCCCCGGACCACTTCGGCGTTGCATGCCTTGCAGCGCGACTGAAGTCCGCTCAGCTTACGGTAGAAAAATTCAGTCGTTGCCGGAAGGATTTTGAAACAGTTGGAGCATGACTTCATGACGGATCCTCGTTTTCCAATTCGGAAACGAACGAATCATAAAGTGCTCCGAGTTGTTTGCGTTTCAACAGGTGTTTGATTTCGACGCCTTGGAATTGAACCGAAGTAATATCAAGTTGCGCCGGATAGTCAGGCGATCCGGGGCCATCCATTGTTTGTGGATCCCCCTTCTCGGCTGGCGTAAAGTCCGCGAAAACATCAAACTCAAGTTCCAAACTCAAACACTTGCCAATATTTTTAGTCATTTTCTTCTCCTTGCTTACTGCGTTATCCGTTGCATTCACCGAATAAGTGTCGCGCCTTCCATGGCGCTGACTCATGCTCAATTGTTTCTTCCAGGTCAGCCGGAGCCGGAGCCGTCGCCGTAGCCGTAGCCGGAGCCGGAGCCGGAGCCGGAGCCGGAGCCGTAGCCGTCGCCGTCGCCGTAGCCGTCGCCGTAGCCGTAGCCGGAGCCGTAGCCGGAGCCGTAGCCGTCGCCGTCGCCGTAGCCGTCGCCGTAGCCGTAGCCGTCGCCGTCGCCTTTTCCTTCGTTAGCAATCATGATTTTTCCCCTTCCCAGCCGAGCACAGAAATCAGCTTGTTTCCCCACTCGCGCGAAACGATGTCTCTGATATCGAAAGCGGTCATCGGAGACTCGTCGCGTCCCGCTTGAGCGAGTGCGGCTCGGCATCCCGTCAAGCAAGCCCCCGTGATGAGCCGAAACTCGTTCAGAGTGAACTTGTGTTTTTTATTATCCTTCACAGATTCGACGAGTGATTGCATGGACGGACGCCGTTCTGGATCTTTCCAAAGGGCCGATCCAATTGCATCAGCAAGAGAAAATCCATGCGCACAAAAATGGCTTCCGGCTATTGTGGCGAAGAATTTCTTTGTACCGTCTGATGTTTTATATATTTCGACCACGTGTCCTTCTGAAGTTACTCTGACTCGAATTTGGCCGACAATTGTCTCCTCAAGTCCATCTCTATAGAACTTGCGGGTTTTCATAGGTTTTTCCATGTTCTTCCAGTTCTGATCTTAGAAATGGCCGATTTTTTAACGCCAAATTCTTTTGCGAGATGTGTGTTTATCCCGAAATAAGATGGCCGTGATCTAATGTCTAAAACCTCTCGAACAGTAAGCTTTACATTTGGATGTGATTCACCGCGCGTGGGAGACAATCGTCCTTTTCGTATGCAATCCAATTTATTATCTAGTTTTGTACCAAGGAAAAGATGTTCTGGATTTACGCAAGAAGGATTGTCACATTTGTGACAAACACACAGTTCTTGAAAAAGTGTTCCATTTTTGAACGCATATGCGCAACGATGGGCTTTTTCCATTTTCCCATAATTCTTAAATTGCCCATAGCCTCTATTGCACTTATAAGCAGTCCAAACCCAACAACGAGTTTTTAAAATCAGCGGTCCACTCTTATCTACTTTTGCCCAAAATCTTTCTTCGGCTGTTTTCATGGCCTAGCCTTCAGTTTTTCCATTCTTGAACGGATTTATAGGCTTCGTCTGTCATACCGGCGATCTCAAGACCGTTCGGATTGGTAATCGTGACGAATGGAAGTTTCGCTCCGATTGAGTGTCCGCCGTTCGGCTTAAGTCCATTCGCGGCTACATCGCTGACAGAGCCGGACTTGTCACGGGTGTAGAATCTCCACAGACGGTATGCGCCGCTCAAAGTGACTGTATACGCGGCAGGGTCAAACGCCTCCACGATACCGGCATGAACGCCCGCCACATTTGCGCGGACGATTACGGGTTTTCCGATGATTCCATTTTTCTTTGCTTTCATTTTCCTTCTCCTCTAATTCACCTATGCATCAGCGCATATGGTGTGAAATTTATTCAGTTTTCGTCGATGCCCCAGCAGCAGCCGTGTCTTGCATAAACTTCCAAATCTGTTCAGATGTTCCGCACCAGCCGCAAGTACCGCAGAATATAGGTCCGTCCATCGTTCCGTCCATGTTTCCCTCGGTCTTGCAGCCTGGGCATATCGGTTTAACCTTCATAGACACGGCCTCCTTCTTTGGGGAAGTTTTTGAGTAACGAATTCAGCACCTCTTGCGTCTCTTTTTTGTCTCGCTCCGTTTTATCGAGAAGTCCGATTGGATAAGTTACGAGATAACCAAGCACTGCTTTGAATAATTGTTTCATAAATATTCCAAATAAAACTAGGCACGGGTTGTTCAACACTAGCAATGTTTAGTTTCCCGTGCCCTTCCCCACGACGAGGAAAATCAAAACGGAACGTCTGTTTCAAACTTTGCAATAATTGGCTCGGCGGCTTGAACCATGGCTTTAGCCCAGTTGGGCGGTTCTTTTAATCCGCGTTTTTTCCAAGACTCCTCAAGCTCAAGAATATAATCCCTAAGTGCTACGGGATCGGCCATATGGACGTATTGACCAGCAAGTTTTCCATAAGGAATCTTCACCCCTTCGAGTTGATATCCATCGCCTGGATCTGGTTGCTCAGGCATAACCGCGCCCTTGGGTTGCATGGGTGAATCGACGACTCGCTGACCCTCATCAAAATCTGGCTCAAACTGTGTACCATAGCCGCAAAGAGCAAGTGCACGTCCGATGGCTCCAGTTTCTGCTTTTTCTCTAAAGCCCGCTGGAAAGTCTTTAAGAGACTCCTCTTTATGAGACGTGGCCATAATCTGACCATTCGGTGTATAAATCGTCGCCTTAGCAAGCGCTGACTGATCATTCTGATAAACGAATTCAGTTGTAATAGACCAATCGGGATGTTCCTCGCGAAACCAGACAACGCGATAACACACGTCGAGGTAATCTTTGCCTTTAAGATTCCTTAAGGGGAGTTCGGTGCCAGACTTGAGTTTGATTGTTTTCATAACATATCCTCAGGGATCATTTCTGAAGTTACTGGCCTGTCTTGTTCAAGTAGGACTTGCCTACGGTTCTTTGTGATTAAATAAGCAATCCGATCTGTGAAGGTCTCCCAGCACAGGTTTTCTAGTTTTTCGATATCGTCTTTATTTACAGGCTCAATTTCAATCGCTCGGAGTGCATAAGCTAAGTCATAAAGGGCGTTATGCGCTTCAGGATCGGTTGCAAGGGCATTTGCAAGGGCTTGCGGGGATATCATATACTCATCCTCCAAAATCGACTGGCGGGGCGCCACAGCAGTTAGAACCGCATTCTTCACAGAACTCAGCATGTTCTTTACAGTCCTGGCATATATCGCAATCGGGTTCATAGACTGTGCATTTATGTTCTTCTGGTTCTTGCTTGGGTTCGGCCAATGCATCGAATTGAAAAGGCATAACTACTCCTTTTGATGGCCCCCAGAGTTTCCCCCGGGGGCACCCAGAGCGATGATATCCGGCAAGAAAACATCGCCCTAAACTTGTATTGTGTATTATTTGCCGGATACAGACTCAGAATACTAAATAAGCGTCAAAAAATCCACTACAAAATAACATTGCAATCATGCAAAAGTTTTAATAGCTTGGCCGCTTCACACGGAATCCCAGCGCCCCGGGTTGCTTCAACGGCTCGGGGCATCTTTTGAAGAAGAGGGGTTCGCATTGGCTGGGGGGTTAATGTTTATTACAGTTCTTGGATGGGATAAGATTAATCCGCGCAAAGACGTGAGCAATCCCAGTTGGTTTAAATTCAAACACAACTTTTTTGAAGATCCCGATTTTTACGATTTTACGTCAGACGAAATGCTGGCGTGGCTGTATCTTCTCTGCTTGGCCAGCAAAAGCAGCTCCAATGCCATAGCCATAAACTTCAGTCACGCGGAACGAATCGGACGCCTAAAAAAAGAAGTTCTTGAATCTGCTATTTCAAAATTGAGGCGATTAAAAATAGTGGGAACGAAAGACGACGGCGCTCAGGCGATTTTAGCAGAGGGGATGCGGCGTCAACGCGCGCGCCGACGTGTAAAAGACGCCGTACGACGCGGCAAAATACTAAAGCCAAATAGTTGTGATGGGTGCAAGAAGGAGTGTTTCCTCTTGGACGCCCACCACCAAGATTACGATAAGCCTTTAGAAATATTGTGGTTATGTAAGATATGCCATGGCGCTCGACATGCTGGAAAACCCAGGCTCACGGAGTATGCACGGGCGCGCACGGGCGCGCAAAACACGTGCACGGGCGCTAGAGAAGAGAAGATAAGAGAAGAGAAGATTAGAGAAGAGAAGATTAGAGAAGAAGAGATTAGAGTAGATAAGAGGGAAATTGAGAAAGCTTTCGCTGATATTGGGATGGAAGAAACGGATGCATATTACGATTCTTTGGTTGCGGATGCTTATGAGAAAGAGGGTCTGACCCTGGTGGAAGATGCCTGATTCAAACGTTTTGCCTTTTGATCTAATTAGGGCCAAGTCGTGTTCGTGCTGCAAGGGGCTTGGATACTTCTGGGCAGAACGAATTGGTTCACCCGGAAGTCAATACGCTTTTGCCTGTGCTTGTCCTGCGGGGGACCAAAGAAAGTCTTTCCTTCGGTGGTCAAGGCGGCTAGAAGAGTTCTATAAGCCGGAGTGGGGAAATGAATAAATATAAAGCTCAGCGCACGGGAGACTTTCCAAGCCGATTAGAGGCCGCCGTTTATCAACTTCTTTACTTGAGGCAGAAGGCCGGCGAGATATCAGATATTCAGCGTCAGGTGAGATGTGAACTGACCGATGCTGCGATAGCAACTAAAATAGACTTCAGCTTTGTCGACGTTGGCTCAGGTTCGACGATCTACTGTGAGGCCAAGGGAATGGCTACCGAACGATGGAACCTCTTAAAACGCCTCTGGGCGCATTATGGACCAGGCAAGCTTGAGATATGGGGCGGGACTTATGCTAGGCCCAAGCTTGTGGATGTGATTATACCTAAGGATAAGAAATGAAACATAAGTGGAGTTGTCTTGGATTTATCTGTAGCTGCGGAAAGAAGAAAAAATGAAGTATTTTAGTTTAGAAGAAGATGCGATCCCAGCGTTCGTGTTCTGTCTAGCCTTATCCTGTATTGCATTTAGCCTTTGTTATTGTTTTTGGTGACACAGTGTAAAACTATACACATTCTCAGAGTGTAAAAAGTGCTTCATACTGGAAGCATGAAAACACTCAATCTGGCAATCTTAGTGGGTCTATTACTAACCTCTGGCTGCGCACATCAAACGGTTCATGACTGGTGCGTTGACCATGCTGAACACTTCTCAAGCGATAACGAGTGCTACACTGAAAGTAGTCTAGAGATAGCTGCACGGCAAGCGCGCGGCAACCCTTGGGCTGGAATGGGGCATAACACCACTCGCCCAATGAGCTGCACCACCGTTAGCGGTCAAACCAGCTGCTTCTGAGGGGGTTGTTTATGTTTAAATACACCACAGCCTTTGTCTTATTGTTTTGTTCTTCAGTAGCTCAGGCCGATCATTGGTTTTGTACCGATGAATCCAGTCAACGCACGGATAACATCGTAAAGGCTTGTGGTATTGGATTGGCTAAGACCGAGCCTGTAGCACGCCGCAAAGCCCTCAGGAACGCCGGCAAGGAGTTCTTACAGCTTTGTAGCCTATCCAATGACTGCATGGACCATAACATTTCGAGTAAGCCGCTTAGAACCGATTGCCAGCCCGGCTGTGATAAATATGGCTGTGGTTTTATCTGCTATCGAATGGTCGAATTCACTATTGAATCGTCAAGGTAAACGAATCCAATCCCTCTTGGAGTTGTAAAAATGACCCAAACGCTATTGCACTCTCTAAAATGCATCCAACGCCGAGCGCTGCGCCGACTAAAACGCACCCTTCGGAATCATTATTATAATTACCCTTATGGACCAAAATATTGGTGTGTCCGGGCACATTCGTGATTTCAAATGTCTCAAAGCTATTGTTCATGCCTTCTAGCCGGTGCTGACCACGCTGACAGATATAGATGCCTGGTGGGACCTTGGGCTGATAAGAGCCATCGGCCTGTTGATAGGCATGCTCGAGCGTGAAACAAACATGAAGCCCTTTATCGTCAAACAACTCGCCTTCAATCCCATAAAGCGCAAAAGTCTGTCTAATTAACTTTAGATTCATAGGCCACCAATTTTTGTTGACAGCTATTTAATTCGTTCTTTGTGTTGATGTAATCCTGTTTAAGAGCAAGAAACTCACTGGTTAGGATCCCGGTGCATGGGGATGCGTCGCCAGACGTTGGCATACACGTAGCTGATAAGCTTAAATCATCTTGAGTTGTCGGGCCCCTAAGAAGAGAGTCTGATAGGTCAATGCCGTAGTAGTGATATGGGAATGAAGCGCCAGCACACGCCGCTAGTAATAGCCCGAGTCCAAGACCCGCAATAAAGTGTTTACTTAGTTCCAAGTCGGTCGCCCGGTCTTTTGGAAGTTTTGAGCCTCGGCCATCATTGTCGCAATCAAAGCGGCTTGTTGCTCCTCAGGGGTCTGTCTCAATGTTTGAATTAATTGAGTCACAGCCTGCGGAAACTGAAGCACACCCGTGATTAACGTGATAATGGCCGAGAGACTCATTATTTACCGATTTGTGGGTCTTTAACGCCCGGAAGCGATGCAAGAGCGCCGATCACGCCCGCAAGAGTTCCGCTTGCGCCTGGAAGAAACATAGAAGCGATTTCTGCTACTGCCAAAACCGCCACAATCAAATGCACCCAATTTGCTAGCAACCATGCCATAAATTCATCCTCCTTAAGGAATATTGTTGCAACTCTCAAAAGTTTACGTAGCATCTACAAAAAAGCAAGCAGCTTAAGGGGGATCAGATGAGCAAGACGCTTGGATTCGCGCCAAAACCGCGCACCAAAGAACAAATTAACCAAGAATATAATCAACATGCTGTTATGTATGGCCATGATGCCTGTATGGTTGCCGAAGCCAATGAGCATGTTGAGCGCTTTTTAAAGAGCCAAGACGACCATCTCAAGGCGATGCTTGCTTTAAGGCAAGAGGCCTCTAAGCTTCCCGCCGAACCGGCGGCACCTAAGCTTGATATCACCGAAGAAGGACCGACCACCGCATGAAAATCATTTGGCATTGGCTGGCACGATTGACTGGCCGAAACACCATCCACACCCCGGCTGTAGTTATCAAAGACCAACTTAATGAGAAACGACCGCTACCGCTGGGCAAAAAAGAGTTTGAGACTTGGAGTGACCGCATTATCTCGGGCGCATGCATTCCTGGTGCGACTCCTGAAAGCATTAAGTTCGCTCTTGCTGACCAGCTATTGCATCTTGGTCCCACCGTTGATTTCGAAACTGATCTTTATTTCATTAAGTGCGTGCGTAAATTTGCTATCAACCAAGTAGCAGATTCTATTCGGCATGAGATTCGGGATGCGGCGAAAGCTAGACTTGCCGCTGAGGAAGCCGAAAAAACCAAACTTGCCGAAGTGACGGCCCTACCTACCCAGGGTGCCACTGATGCAAAAGAAGTACTATCAAACGGATGAGTTCAAAGAACTGTCCGATGAGTGGGAAGAAATACTTAAAGAGGCGGGACTTGCTGACATAGAAAAGTCTATCGGAAAGAAAAGAGTTCTTAAGCAAAACTCACCCAATGTTTACCGGCAGATGGATCCAGTGAGACGGGAAGCTAAAGAGCAATACTTCCGAGAACTTAATGGGTGTCTACACGCTGCTTGTTTTGATTGTTCTGTCGATCGCGTAGTAATGGTTTTAAAAGCTGAGGGCGCTAAGATTGTTGAAATCTGTGTAGCGCTCGAGAAGTTAGGCATGAAGCGATACCGAAGGACGGTTCGCCTGATTATCAGGAAATATGAGGATAGGTGGGGGATCAAGAATTGGACACCAGAGCAGCTGAGATACCGCTGGAAGAAAAAGCCAGCTACTTAGTTGTTCCTCATCTCGGATCAGCACTCCCAGAAAACTATCGAAACATGGTGTTAGCTAAGTGGCTAAGAACATTACGCTTTGGCAACGACTTCTTCAGACTTATCGATAGCAATAGTTATTTCGCCGCATATCAACAATATATCAAAAATGTACTATCGAAGCCCCAATGCATCGTAAGGCTTGCGGTCTTATCGGACGATCAGGATGTGTGCTTAGGATTCTCAGTCAGTGAGCCCGAAGCGCTTCACTTTGTCTGGGTGCACAAGGACAACCGCAAGATCGGTATCGGCAACGCCTTAGTTCAGTTCCCGTTCAAATACATCACGCACCTAACTAATACCGGGATGACCATCTGGAATAAGAAATATAAAGATTGTAAATTCAACCCGTTCTTTTGAAAGGATCTATATGAAAGTCAGTTATGCGCAACTACACCACCCACTGTTCTTAGGCGGCAAGAATCACGGAGAGAAGTTATTTAATCGTGAAGGACTTGAACTGGAATATAACCGCGCTGAAAAAGAGCTTAAAGTGAGCTACAAAGGAAAAACCCAATACATTCCGAGCACTAACGTTGCTGCTTATGAACCATGGACTGAAGAAAAGACAGTGTCGGTGGCGGCGCCAAGGGGCGCTGTCAAGGCCCAGGTATCAACTCCACAAGACCGCGTGTTCGCCAATGGTCCGGGTAAGATTCATAACTAATGGCTAAAGACCTAGTTCAAATCATTCCTGATTACGCCGAAAAGATTGGCACCATGAATGCCAAGGTCTTGGCCGCTCGTGACGCAGAGTCCGCAGGCTATGCGCATTACATGGCTAAAATGCTGGCGTATAGCGAAGCCCAGCGAGAGGAAAACAGAAAGCTTGCTGAGATTAGGAAACAACGCCATGGGATTGACCCAACGGCACAGGCCCCATCAACGCAGGCCATTCTAGCCAGACCAAAAGAGAAGGATGAGGAACACTTCTTTAGGCCCCTAGTTGATTGTCAGATTAGAGACAAAGACGGCAATATCGATGTAGGTGAACGTCCTGTAACTATTGAGGAAGTATCACATGTTGAGGCCATTAGACGCAGACCCAAGAACTCGATTGGCCAAAGCGAAAAGTCTGCGACGGGCGAGGAGCGCAAAGAAGCTGCGGTCCATACATACTTATGCAGTCCACCTGCTGTTCTTAGTGAAGAGGAACTTAAAAGAGTTTCAAAGCCAAAAGCATATGAGACACAGCCCATGGTGGTAACTGCACCGCCCCCTCCGAAGCCAAGCGATAAGACCTTTTGGACCCATGGACACTTTCTAGAACTAAAGAACTGGTTTAAACGCAAATGACCGAACTCTCATTCTTGTTAGACCTATTACTCAACCATAAGCTTCCCAAGGCAACTAAAGAGGCGATAACAGGCCGCATTAAAGAGATTGAGACTCTCGCCCATCAACCCACGATTACGCAACCGCAATGGCAACCAAGACCGCCAAGGAATGCACAGAGCCCAAGCACACAACGGATCTTGGATGAGATGGCACAAGAGCCAAGCGTTTCTCAAATCGCCCAAACCCCAGCTGTTGCAGCAGCATTAGCAGCAAGACAAGAGGCCATAAGCATTGCGTTATCAGGGAAAGAGGAAAAAGGGCGTAGTTCTCCTCGTAAATTTTAGCCCCAGTTTTGACGCAGATGTGAACGTAAACTACGTAAAAAATACACGGTAAAAAATACACGGTATGCCATTCGAAAAAGGTAATCCAGGAAGGCCGAAAGGCTCTAAGAATAAACGCCATACGATCTTTGAGTCTTTAGACCAGATTCAAACAGAGAATGGAGATCCTGTTGATGTGATTAAGCTTTTCTTCAACGATATGATGCAGCTGCCGGCAATGCAGCGAGCAGAGATGTGGCTGAAGTTCATGGAATACATTTATGCCAAGCAGAAGAATGTTGAAGTGAATGCTGAGATGGGCATTAAGATTGTTGTGGAAGACTTCTTAAAGAAAGAAGAAGGGTGAATGATTGAGTTCCGAATCGCGCTCCAGCCGAAACAAAAGGCGTTCCTTAAAGCGATCGAAGAAACGCCCATTACTTTTTACGGTGGAGCCAAAGGTGGAGGAAAATCGAAAGGTTTGCAGCTTATCATGCTCCTGCGGCGCTTCCGCTACGCTGGAAGTACTGGGGCCATATTTAGGCGCACTTATCCTGAGCTCGAGGGAAATCACATTCGACCACTCTTTCAGGCTTTCCCAGCCCTCAGAGAATATTGGAATGAAGCGAAAAAGCTGTTAACACTTCCAAATGGTTCAACTCTTCAGTTCTGTCATTGTAATAATGAAACGGACGTTGATCTTTATCAAGGCCGAGAGTTTCATGACTTGGCAATTGATGAGGCTGGTCAATGGCCAGAAGCTATGTTTAGACGATTGCTTGGTTCCAATCGGTCATCCCGAACCGGCATTTTGGCCAGGGCAATCCTTACAGGCAATCCGGGTGGTGTGGGCCACGGATGGCTCAAGCGGTTATTCATTGAAAGACGCTTCAATGAGAGAGAAAACCCCAACGATTATACATTTATTCAAGCTCTGGTGGACGATAACACAGCGCTTATGGCGGCTGATCCGGCTTATGTCACCCGCTTAGAATCTGAACCAAACGAAGCACTTAGAAAGGCATATAGATATGGAGACTGGAACATCTTCGCAGGGCAATTCTTCCAAGAGATCACGAAAGAAGTCCATTTCATCAGATCCTTCCCCATCCCAAACCACTGGAACCGTTTCGGAGCCTATGACTATGGATTCAATCATCCAGCAGCTTTTGGATGGTACGCAACGGATGAAGATGGAAACACTTACAAGTATCGAGAACTTATCGAAGCAGGAGTGCGAGTTGATGTCTTCGCGCAAAAACTTAACGCTTTCAGCGACACAGCACAGCTCTATCCGATTGTTGCTGGCAGAGATTGTTGGACTCAAAAGAGCACACTCAGAGATGACAAACAACCTCCAACAGTGGCAGAGCAATTTAGAACGCATGGCATTAATCTTGTCCCAGCGGTCATAGACCGGATTCAAGGCGCAGCTCAGCTTAGGGATTACTTAGCTTGGAGAGGTAAGGCTTCGGGTAAGCCTAGGTTCTTCATCTTCGATACGTGTCCGATCACGTTCGATACGCTGTCTCGGATGATTCATGATCCTGATCATGTTGAGGATGTTCTTAAGGTTGATGCCACGGAAGGTGATCCATTATCAGGAGATGACGCATATGATGAAACGCGCTATGCTTTGATGAGCAGGCCAACGATCAGCGATCCTATTGTGATCAAGCACGCTGTAGGATCTCCGGGTTGGTATAAGAAAGTGAACGAGAATCATTTTGATCAGGCGATTGAACACTTTAAGAAGCAACAAGAGCAGGAACAAGGCGGTTGGCCTGAGATGCCTGGATTTCAGGATGAACCCATAGGTTGGTAATGGGAACTAAAGGGATTTTAGCTAGACGTAAGAATCTGTCCTTGAGAGTCTCTACCGATCATGAGGCCGAAGCACCTAAGCCTTATGACTTAGATTCAGTAAATGTTTGGGATCCTGACTTGGGTTGGGTATTAAAGAATGGTAAGCCCACGATTCAGACCAAGGCATTCTGGGCTAAGATGCAAAGAAAGTTTAAGCAGTAAAGTTGGCGAGTAGCAGGAAGGTCCTGCGTCCGGCTGTTAACCGGAAGAAGTAGTTTCGATTACTACCTCGCCAGCCATTCAAATGCCCCATTCCAGACGCCTGTAGATTGCAGGTGATCAATGCTTCCATTCCTAAAAGATAAAAAAGAAGGCGGCATGGCTTTGAAGCCAGAGCTGGATAAAGTCGAGCGGAAGCCCGATGAAGAAGATGAGAAAGACGATGATGTCGTTGATTCTCTCGAAGGTGCAATGCAGGAGCTTCACTCTGCTTTAAATGCAAAAGATTACAGTGGTGCGGCATCTATCTTTAGGTCTGCATTCGAACTCATGGATTCTGAACCACATGAAGAAGGTGAGCATATTTAATGGCTACAAATGGAACGCTACAATTAGCGACTAACTACGTTCAAACAGGGCTTGGGACTTTGACTTATACTGTTCCGGCAACGATTCCACCGAATGGAATTGCTACATCCAACATTCCGTTTCAGGTTCGCTGCCAAGTGAGCTTTCCTCACCAAACATCAGAAGGGGCTGGAGCTGGTTCAGGTGCTGATCTAGGCTTTGGCGTGACTGGAACATCTCCTGCTTATCTGCCGAGTTATCAAACGACTGGCGCTCAACAAGGATTGGGTAATGGTGCGCTTGGATTAGGATTCAGCGACACTGTTCCGAGTGGTGCGTTTGGTGGTTTTGATGGTGGTGGTTCTGGAGGTGGAGCATCGGGTGCCGTTAATGATAACGCGTCGGGAAACGGAAGTGGTTACGGAGCAGGCGCTGGTGGAGGAACTCTTGCGGAGTTTTCTCAAGGCGGCGGTGGTCTCGGAGATGGATCGACTGGCCAAGGATTCGGAGCATCAAACTCAGGGTATAATCAGCCCCCCGCCTACACAAACACTCCAACATCGTTTGCTGGAATACTATCGACGTTATCTATCGTTGTGAATCAAAATGGAACTCCTGTTTACACGATGCCGACGATTGCAGGCCGAATGGAGACCGCACAGTTTTATACAAATCTTCTTTGTAACGCTAACGACTCAATTACGATCGTATTTTCGAGTTCGCTCGCAGCAGATAATGCGCTGAACGTAATCAAAGCTAACGTAAGCATTGAGGTGGGTGAACAATGAGCATTCCAACTTATCCAGTGAATGGTGCGAATGTTTACAGTCAGAACTTTGCCATCTCAGGCCTTGAGACTCTGACGATCGTCATGCCTTTGGCTATTAACTGTGTTTTGAAAGGCAAGATTAAGCTTCCAAGATTGTCGCAAACCGATCCTACTGATCCGAACTATCTCAGTTATCCTTCGGCTGTGGTCGCAACGATTAAACAAAATGGAACCACGATCTTCACAAGCACCGCAGGATCGGATGGGTTTTACGTTCCGATTAGTGCTGCGGCTCAAGATACATTCACGGTAGCGCTTAGCTCAGCCGCTGCAGAAGATAACGTTTTAAACGCGGTTTCGGCCGTAGTTTCCCTGGGGTAAATCATGCCATTGGTCAAAGGTCGATCTGATAAAGCGTTCGAACACAACATCAAGGCTGAGATTGGTGCAGGAAAGCCACAGAAGCAGGCGCTGGCAATTGCTTATGCAACCAAGCGTAAGGCCCAGCATCATGCACATGGCGGTCATGTAGAACATTGTGCTCACGGTGGCCCCGAACACTGTATGGAAGGCTGTTATGCCGACGGCGGAGACACTAAGGCTGATTCAGGTCCGGTCCTTGACCCAGAAAAGGTTAAGCAATTTACTCAGGGATTTAATAGCGGAGATGTATCGGTCTCTGATGCGGTATCAAACGCGAAGAAAGCGCTTGGGTTCGCGAAAGGTGGAGAAATGAAGTCTAAACGTGAACGGGCAATGGAAGCGTTTCATCGGATGGCTGAAGGCGGTTACATCGGCTCTTATCAGTCCAAAGATAAGCCTGAGATCGATGGCGACTTGATGCCAGAAGCGCATCTCGAGCAGGAACTAGCCGAACATGTTGCACACATGGATGCCCCAGATTCTCATGTTGAACATCCTGTAATGAACCAAATGGGCGCTGAAGATGAAGGCGCCGGCGATATGGATATGATTCATCCAATGGTCATGAAGATCGTCATGGGCCGAGCTAAGGGTTATTCCCAGGGCGGCAAAGTCGCCAATGAAGACCAAGGTGAATCCGCTAGCGTTCCTGATGAGATGGCTAAAGATAAACCAAATGAGTTCGATGATTTAGCTCTCAGAGATGATCTTGAATTCAAAGCAACTGGCGCAAATGAAGGCGATGAAGATGGCGATGCGGCAGAGGACCATGACCGCGCTGACATTATCGCTCGAGTTCTTAAGTCCAGAGCTAAGCGCGATAAGATGGCCGTTCCTGGCGAAGGTAAGAGCTACGGCAAAGGGAAGTAATTCCTGTGATCAACAATCTGAATGAACTTCAAAAGCTATTGAAACTCTTGCGTAAGCAAGGTGTTCAAGAGTTTAAGATGGGTGGCATTGAGCTTAAGCTAGGTGATTTACCTGTCGAGCGCCAAGCCGTTGTTGAGGATGAAATTCCAGAAGATCCATACGCTAACTTCCCAACTGGGATGCTGACTGAAGCCCAAGCGATGCACTATGCGATGGGTGGCGTTCCTGAAAATGATCCCGAGCTTGTAGGTAAACAATGAAGATCAGCAAGCCATATAAGCCTAAAGAAAACGCTGTTCAGCGAAAGATCATGAAAACTAAGTCTAACTCTGAGTTAGACGGGGCTTCGATTTTAGCTGAGTGGTGGAAGGCTGACGATGAGATTAAGCTTGCTCAAGAACTTTGCGGGACTGCTGCCTATTTAAAAACCAACCAAACTTATCGTATTCGTCAGCGCGCTGTTGACATTCGGATGTATTGCGGACTTTCTGTTTATTCTTATGCTGGTTCTAATGTCAGCAAGATGGATAGGACTAAAACCCTTCCAGATGATCGGCCTACCTTTAATCTTATTCAAGCTTGCACAGACACTCTTGTTTCTCGTCTTTCTCAGAATCGTCCTGAGCCCAAGTTCTTAACTGACGGCGGAGATTACAAGCAACGTCACCTTGCCCAAAGACTCAACCAATTCATCATGGGCGAGTTCTATCAGACCAAGTATTACGATAAGGCCGTCCAGATGCTTAGGGATTGCCTTGTAATGGGCACGGGCTGTCTTAAGGTCTATGAGGGTCACGACAATAAGGTTGCTGTTGACCGAGTCATGATTACTGATCTATACGTGGATGAAAATGACGCGATTAATGGTGAGCCCCAAAGCCTT